AATATGATTGATATATATGTGGAAAAATACCATCAAAAAGGCTAAATTTGAAGGGCCAGATAGAGAATTTCCAAGATATTCATCGACTGTTGTTTCTGGATTAAAACTAATTTTGCAGCAGATGAATAGGATTGTCAGAGATATGGAAGATTCTCCATTTAAAGACGAATTGAATGAACAGTTGGATGAAGCAGATGAATTGCTTTTGGAAATGCATAAATATGGTCTTAGGAATGAAAGTGGTATGGGTAGACAGGATTCTAAATATTTAGCCGGAGCAGGAGCAAGATACGACCCTAGTAGAGCATTTGACAAAGATGATTAAAGATGTCCATTCTAATACAAAGGGGAGAAACTTTTTCAGAAGATATTCTTCGATTGTTTGAAAAAACAAGAGTGGCTTTTTTATCTGCTAATGCAGACCCTAGAGAATATTCATCTAAATGGGAAAAGACCATAGAAGAAATAAAAGACAAAAGAGAATTACAAAATAATTTAGGAAAAGAAATTAGGTCATATGTTGAAGAAGATATTTTAGAAAACAACGATACGAAAAATCCTCAAAGTAAAAACGCTGAACAAATTTACCAAGCCATCAAACTAATGCGCTATGCTTCTGATGAAGTAGAAGACCCTTTTGCTAAAAGGTTCAAGGGAGAGGTCTTGGAAAATCTAATTGAGTCTCCCGAAAACATGGTTAAGTTCCTTCACTATGCAATTAGGTCAGACAAAAAAGCATTACCAGATGACATATACAGTATCAAAGGCATGAAGGGTGATGATATTACTGATGGTCTTGTTGGGCTAGACCTAGAAGTTAAGGATATTCCACTTTATATTATTGAGCATTATGGGGATGGAAAAGACTCCAAAATGGTAGAAAGAAAAGTTAAAGCAGCAATGTCAATATTAGAATTACTTTTTATGTCAAAAAATAAAGAAAAAGATTGGAATGAATTAAAAGACATAGAAATGAAAAAGTCTGAGAAAAAGGCAGATACAGAATTTATAATTCCAAATAAGCCAATGTATAGAATATTTGATATTGAAGACTTAGAAGAATTAAAAGGTTTTAGTGGAGAATATATTATTCAAGAGAAATATGATGGATTAAGAATACAACTTCACAAAATAGATGATAAAGTAAATATCTTTGATTTTGAAGGAAATGACATTACTAGCAAATGTCCTGAACAAGTCTCCGAAATAAAGAAAAAACATTTTGGTGATTGTATTCTTGATGGTTCTTTGATTCTCTTTTCTGAAAAAGATGAGCCTATGGGTAGGGCAGCAACAATTGATTATCTTAAAAATAAAAAGGAAGGTCTAGAACTAAAAGCGCATATGTTTGATATTCTAAGGCACAATGAAAAGATGTTAACTGAGGAACCAATGAAAGACAGAATATCAATCATATTCAATAATTATTCGATTCATTCTTCTGACAAACTATCTTTTCCCTCTAAGAAAGATACAAGAAATGCCGATTCAATGAAAGACATTGATGAATATTCTAAAGCGATTATGGATATGGAAACTTCCGAAGGGGTAGTAATCAAAGATGCTGAATCTACTTATTTTAGAACTTCAAAGAAAAATCCAAAATGGATTAAATGGAAAAAGATGATTGATTTAGACCTTATTGTTTTAGATAAGAAATCGAAAAAATACATTTTAGGAGCAGGGCCATATGAAGGAGATGGTTTTGTAGAGTTCCAAGATGAAAAATATATGGAAGTAGGTTCTGTTAAAGCCAATATGAATGCATCTGCTGGAGATATTGTGAGAGTAGAAGTAAGTTCAGTCAAAGAAAAGAATGGTAAATTTACTGTTACTGCCAGTGAAATCATAGAAATTCCAGAAACAAAGAATCCAGATAAGATTGTTACTTTAGAAATTCTTTCTAAAAAAACAAAGGAAAGAATGAACTACAAGGTTGAGAATTTAGAAAAAGGCATATCTATCACAGACCATATACACGGAGAAGCATCTTTTATTCTAAAGAGTAATATGGATGGATTTACAATTTATGCCTTTGAAAAAGATAATCTCATGTCTAAAAATGCGGCTGCTGATTTAGAGATGTGGAAGCAAGAGGCAGAAGAAATAATGAAGACAAAACAATCTAAATTAACTGTTGCTGCTTTTAATTATCTTAAACAAAGTGGCCCTCAGACAATAAAAGAACTACATAAGCATTTGATTAAAAATCACAAAGATTTGTATGAAGATATTTTAGAGAGCAAACTTGGTGAACTTAAGGACTGGATGAGACAAAGAGATGGAATATCCTACGATGTCAAAGAAAAGAAGTTAATGGCCGACGATGATAAAATTCTGATGGATAGAGATAGTATAATTAAATACAAAACTCCTAAGAAATACAGAAGTGGTAAATTTAAGGTATATCTTAGAGATGATGAAAATATTAATTTCTTAATTAAGTTAGGAGATGAAACTCTTAGTTGGTTAATTAAATTAGAAAAGGATGATGATATTTTTGATTTGTTCGGTAAAGCAGGAAAATATCCAGCAGAAGTCGCTACAAGTATTGATAGAAAAAGAGTAATTGATGAAGGAGATATTGAACTTGGTGTTCAAAAACAAGGATATCATGAATACTTTTTGAAAGGAAATAAGTTTGAAACAAAGATGCATTTTAGAGTTCTTCCAGTAAAGGATGAAAGAACTTGGTTAGCATGGACTGGATATAAACAGAAACCTGCTGATAAAGAAGAAGATGAAGGTCTTTGGGATATTACTGAAGATAAGTTTAGTAAGTTAAAATCAATAGATTAACCTTAATATTCCGCTTCTTTTATATATGAAGAGTTGAAAACTCTGCGATGAAAGAAATGCCGAATGAGGTTATGGCTATAAGACATGATGATTTTACAATCCTCAAAAGTGACGAACTGATGATTGGGGGTTATGCTAGTATCGAAATCGTTGACAAGCAAAATGATTTGATTACACTAAAAGCATTAAAAGAAGCAGTAAATAAATTCATGAATGAGCCAAAATTTAGGAATGTAATGACAAACCATTCAAATGTTCAAGTGGGAGAAGTAATAGATTCATACCGAGATAAAACAGGAAAACTATGGAAATCAGAAGTAGACGATGTGGGGTTTTTTGTAGTAATTAAGTTAAGGGATGACATCGAAAAAGCAAAAGAAGTGGGAAGAGGAATTCGCAAAGGGAGTTTGAGGTCTTTTAGTATAGGTGGACAAGCACTACAAAAAGTAAAGAAAAGCAACGAAGAAGTAGGAGACTATAACGAAATCAGCAAACTAGAACTACATGAAGTTACAATATGTGAAAAAGGAATTAACCCCGAAGCGAAGTTTGATATTTTAAAACAAGAAAAAGGAGAAATAAAAATGAGTGATAAACTAGAAAAAGCACTTGAGGAATTGAACACCCTATTGAAAGAGGTCGATATGCTCAAGGAAGATGAAGAGATGGCTGCAAAGCCGGACACCGATGAAATGATGGATATGGATTCAGAAAAAGGCATGCATGAAAAGAAAGATGAAATGGAAATGGCTGACGATGAAGAAGAAAACATGGGCGGAGAATACATGGATGATGAAAACAAAGCCTACGTTCCAACAGTCGATGGTGCTGGAAACCAAATTGGAGAGCCAGCAGACCGAATCATTATTGAAGGCGGCAAGCCAAAAGCATCAGATATGCCAGTCGTAAAGGCTTTTGACAATGGAGAGTTCGATACTCTTGATTTGTCAAATTCAAATATCGAGAAAGCATACGAAGCATTCCGTCAAGAACAACTTGAAAAATTGGCTTATGATAATCTAAAGAAGTCCTTTGAGGCTAGATTTGAAACAGAAATTACAAACCGAGAAAATATTCTCGCAAAGCAAAACTATGATGCACAAGCAGAAATTCATTCCCTTAAGGAAGAATTTACACAATTGCGAAAATCTCTAACTGCTGAAAAGGAAACAATCCTAAAGGCACAAGAAGAATCCGCAATCAAACTCCCAAGTATGGATGAAATGGCTGAAATGGATTGGTCAGACATTCACAAAATGGTAGGAGGAATTTAAAATGAGTGGATATATTAACACAATAGCAGATTTGGAAGCACAAACTTACGGAATGAACTTGCCAGCCGGTAATGCTTTGTTGAAGCAAGCCGGAATGGTTGGAGGAGTTCACACTGGTCATGATGGTGGCCCTTCTTTTTCGGGAAGCGGCGTATCTGATGTTAGCGCACTTTACAATGTTGTATATGGACAAAAAGTTTGGTCTATGTTGAACAGAGAAGTTAACGCTTTGTCTATGATTTCAAAGAGGCCATATACTTCTAGTGGTTGGAGAGTTTTGAAAAGCCGTCCTGCTGGTGGAAGTGGAAACACATTCTCAGTTGCTACATCGGGAACTGCTACTTTAGCAGAATTGGGTGACGATTCACCAAGAGCCGATTTGATTGGTGGTGTTCCAGAAAACGCTGGTCTTTCAACTGCCGCAGATGGTCTAGGGCCAATTGCTCCAACTTATGCTCAATTGAACATGAGTCCAAAAGTAATTGCTCACCAATTTGATTTCTCAGAACTTGCTATGGAAATGGCACAAATTGATGATGGAATTGGCGACATCAGAGCGCAAATGAGAGAAGATATGGGTAAGCATCATGCAGAAGTTCAAAACAAAATGTTGGTTATGCCACTAGAGCATTATGGAGAATCATCCGCAATGCCAAATATTGCTAACAACTTGACATCATTGAACAAAGTAGTTACTTCAAGAGCAGAACTTTTGCTAATTGATGGTGGTGTTCTTGCTACTGATACTACTTCTGCTTCTAACGCACTAGGACAAATTTATGGAAGTGAGAGATTTACTGCTGCTTCTTTCTTGGATGCAGAAGTAGATTTCGGAACTGACTATACCGCAGGAAATGTTCGCAGTTTGACTTTGACCCGTCTTAATGACATGGTTCGAAACTTGCGTCTTGCTGGTGGTTCACCAAAAGTTATCCTAACTGGATATGATACAATTCAAGCAATTGCTGATTTGCTACAAAGCCAAGAGCGATTTATGGATAGAAAAGAAATTGTTCCAACAGTTAATGGTGTTCGTGGAGTTAAAGGACAAGAAGTAGGTTTCCGTGTGGCAACATACTACGATATCCCACTAATTCCAGTAAAGGACATGGCTCAAACAGGAGCCGCTTCATCTAAACTAAGCGATTTGCTATTCCTTGACACAGACCACCTATGGCTCTCTGTCATGAAACCAACACAATACTTCGAAGATGGTATTGCTAATGGAAACCCATTCGGTGTAGGAACTCTAGGAAACAGAGCCTTATACCGAACAATTGGAGAAGTAGGTTGTTCCTTCTTTAAGGGTCAAGGAAAAATAACAAACATACAGTGAGGAAAAAAGGAGAGGATAAATTATGGCATTTAGTTTTACAGTAGAAAACGAACAGAGTCTTGAAGGAA